GCTCATCAAAAGGCACGTTCATTAGTTTTCTATTATTTGACCCCCAAGTGAAAGTTCTTTGATCTGCTGAAAGTTTTAGTAATCCCATTTCAGTAGCTTTAATACCAACATTTCTAAGAGAAACATTTTCATCATTAACTAACTCTAAGAATAATCCAGGGTTTCTTTTAGCATATAATAGTAAATCTCTTTTAAGCTCTTTAGAGCTCATCTCTGACACCTTAGAACCTAAATCAACACGCATAACTGCTTCTGCTGTGTCAATATCAAGATTCATAGCTTTGTTTAATGCTTCAATTTCCATTTCTAACCAATCTATCTCACTTCCTGCTTGAACTTCAGGTTTGAATTCTGCGTAAAGTTTACCTTTATGTGGGTGGTATAGTGAAAGTAGTTTTTGTAAAACAGTTTTTTCTCTAGGTACTAAAAGAACTCCGCTTCTAAAAACTATATGCGCTAGCCTTTGATCACCAACCATTTCATCAACAAATGTTGTTTTTTGATTTGAAGTATATTTAAGCTCTCTTTCGTAACCTTTCTCTTCATCAAACCAATGTACGTTTGCGGACTTTATTGTGTAGGACAATGGTTTTTTACCACCTCTTAAAAAATACGTTCTGTCTTTTATTTCCCAAATATCTTTTTTTGGTTTAGGAGTTTCCTTAACCGGTTTAACAGTTTCTTTAACTGCTACTTCTATATGCTCATCTCCAGGATCTCCTTGGTACGAGACTTTTGTTTTTGTTTTCTTTGCCATAATATAATATAATAAAAATTAATAAAAATAAAAGTACCGAGGCCGAAGCCCCGGTTCTTTCAATAGTTTGTGCTTATTTCATTAACATGAAATTGTTAGCACCTTGTGTAATTAAACATCTTTCAGATAGATAATGAACTTGCATTGCATCTAAGTCAGAAGTAACAGCTCCAACAGATCCAGTAACCCAAGTTTTCATTTTTCTAGACTCAGTTTGAGAAGCTCTGTAACGAACGTGTAGAAATGGTCTTTTTAGGTTTTTACCTAATTGTTGATCATATACAGTTGATACACCAGCTGGAATAATAACGCCTCTAATAGGAGCTACAGCATCTCTAGAATTAATACCACCTCTTGTAGCTTTGTCGTTTAAGTATCTAAAGTCAGACTTGTAAAAATCGTAAGATCCACGTCTGAAACCAGAAAAACCTAAATTTAATGCCATATCTTCAGAATTGTTAAATACTCCGTAAGAAGTACCACCAGCACCATAAGAATTCATTGAAGCTAACATATCATCCATTGCAAGAGACGTAGCTCTATTTACAAACATCATGTTTTCTTCAATAGCACCTTGCTTGTCAAACTCTGCTAAGATAGCATCAAATTCAGCTAAATCAGTAGAAGCATTAACACCAGTAACACCAGTAGTAACATTTCCTCTAGTTTCAATAGCAGCAAAAAGCCCTTCAGTACCAAAAGTATCACCAGCAGTACCAATAGTACCTTCTGCAGTAGATGCTCCAGGAACACCTTTAACAGCTTCTAGCATAGTCATTTCTAAGTAATCACCAAATCTAGCTCTAGTATCACCTTCAGCTTTTAAGTACCATAGGTAACCGTTTTGTCCTTCTTCACCTGTAATTTCAACCCAACCAATTGCAGAAGTATCAGATCCTGAAACCTCGTAGTAATCTTTTAAGATTATTGGCTTATTATTGAAAGAAGTAAATTTAGGTTCAACGTTTCCAAAACCAGCAGTTGTTGAAGCAGAAGCTCCTTGACCTTGCTTACCTTTGCCAAATTCAGAACCAATAACCAATACAGTTGCAGCAGCATTAGAGATATCAGTAAACGCAGCAGCAGCATCAGTTGTAGCTACCTCATAAGGAAGTAAAGTTGCAGTTGTTGCAGCAGCAGCAGTACATAAGCACTTAATAGTACCCTGAGCAGTAGCAACGATACACATGTCATTAATACGAATACCATGATCACCAGAAGCAACCGTGTTTCCGTCAATGTCAAGGGCTACCGTGAAGATATTAGTATTAGTATCGATTGTTCCAGTGTACGATAAGTGTAGTCTACCTTGTTCAGACCAAATAACTTGGTCTGAAGACATAGCCTCTTCAGCTCCTACTTGTGAAAGAAATCCTGAAATTGTTCTGTTTCCAAAAACTTCAGCTTCTTTTTCCATAAGATCTGGTAAATATTGTTGCGCCCAACCAGCAGTGGCTGTCGCAGTAAAATCGATGTAGTTTGAAGCTAATGTTGCCTTTGCCGAAGCTGGAACACTATTTAAACTACCCGCTGTGCCCGAATTACCTGGGCCCGGATTTGATATTGCCATAATTTTGTTTTTTTAAATTTATTTATTTATTTGTTTTTAATTTTAAACTTAAAGTTAGGAGAATCATCGCTAAGCGCTCTTACTTTTGGTCCGCTAGTATTATCGTTTGAAAACGATTGCCTAGGATCCATGTTTACATTTTTAGATTTAGCAACACTGTTTTTAACAGCGTCTGCTTTACCTTGTTCATAAAAGTGATTAGCAATAGCATCGGGATTCATTGCTGTAAATAAAGACTTATGATAACCTTTAGCATCTGACATTTGACTATTTTTGTTCAAAAACTTTTTGACAAAATTGTTTATATCGCTTTGACTATCTTTGACCTCGTTAGCATTCTTCACATTAAACCTATATTTTTTATCACCGACACTGTATTCAAAACCTTTGAACTTGTCGTTAAAAACTTCTTTAGTTTTTAATTTAAAAATATCTGTATTATTTTTAGCTATTTTTTGAGTTTCTTCTGACTCCTTGTTGTATCTATTAAAGAAATCCATTGCTTTTTTGGCTTCAGGCGTTAACCTTGATCCAGCTTTGATTTCATCATAGTATTTAGACTTTTGCCCGTCTAAGTGGCTTTTTGCGCTGGCAACTTGCTCTTTAAGCGCAATCTTTTTCTTTTTGATATCTCTTTCATCATCTATTTCCTCATCAAATGAGAAGTCTTCTTCAATTATGAAATCAATTTCATCACTATCTAAATGTGATTTTGTGTTTTTATAGTATTCTCTTAATAAAGCTTTATCATCATAGTTTGTAAAGTCTTGATTAAGTTTTACATAATCTTCTAATGTACCACCAGTTTCTTCCATGAAATCTACAACTTTTTGTAAATTTTCAGGTAAAGGCTTACCATCTTCTTGCTTTTCTATAGCAGCATCAATAATATCTTCAGCTAATACCTCGGCTTCATCTTTAATCTCTTCGTCAGTTATTTCTTCTAATACTGGAGCTTCTTCTTGTGCTTGTTCTTCCGGTTGTACTTCTTTTTGTTTTTCTGTGGGCTCGGCATTATCAGGCTTTGCAACCACTCCCTTGTCGTCAGGGTTATCTTTTTTAGTTTCATCTTGTTTTGGTGTTGGTGGTTTATTTAAATCTACTTTAATAACATTATCTTCTTCAATTGTTTTGTTTTTAGATAAGTCTACTTTTGTAATTTTTTCAATTACTTCTTCTTTTTTTTGTTCCATAATATAATATAATAATAGTTAATAATTTTTTACATACCGCCTAGATTGAGATCACCTCCTATACTATCATTACCTGCTGACTCAAAGTTTTTAGGTGATTTACCATTATTTCTTTGATCAATCATCTCACTTTGTTGAGTGGCTTGTATTTTAGTTCTTTCGTCTTTACGGTCTTCTTTTTGCGTTTCTTTTTTATTTGTTGCTTCTGACTCCATTTCACGCAACTGCATGTTAAACTCAAACTCAGTTTGCATTAGTTGTTTTTTCATCTCCATTTCTTGTTGGAGTTGCTGGATTTTTAATTCAGCTTTAGTTTGCTCTAATTGTATTTCACCTTGAATTTTAGCTTCATTAGCTTGCATTTCAGACTGAGACTTAGCTTGAGCTGCTTGTTGATTTGCTTGAGATTGAGATTCAATATTTTGTTTTTGAGCGGCTTGATCTTTTTCAAGTTTTTTAGCTCTACGTATTTTTAATACTTGGTTTGCAAGTTTAATGTTTTTAATTTCTCTAAGATCTATGGCATCTGCTAGTTCTATTAGCTTTTGTTGAAGAGCCATTTGTATATTTTGCTCAAGCATTTGTTTTTCTTCATCATCTGGTGTTAACTCTATAAATATACCAAAATCATATAAG